TTGGTGCTGTAGAACTTATTTCAAGTCTTGGTCTAGCAACATTATCTTCAACATTGATTGTTGGTGTGCCAGGTATGCCAATATTACCAATAGTGGTTAATTGGTTATTGTATGTTCTTGTAAATCTAGTAAAGTCTTCTTCATAGACTGTGGCATCATATTCTAATGCTGTAATTTCTGTAGTTAAAGCATCTTCGCCTTGTTTTTCAGCAACCGTAATAATACGGAACAATTTACTGCTGAAACCTAATTTACTATTGGTAACATCAATGATATCACCAGCATTTAGATTGACATAACTATAATCTGTTTCAAAAGCAATGATTAAATCAACACGACTTTGTTTTAATTCAATAAAACTTAACAATGATGCTTGAACAGGCTCATTTAAGAAGTTATAACTTAGGTTTAGAGCATTGTCCTGCTCATTTGCGTTTCTATCGCCAGCAGGGATGCTGATGGTAACCATATCAATGTTATCATTAATATCTCTATTAGGAAATTCTGCTTTTACTGAATTGTAAAAGTCTGTAAGACCTGTGCCACTGATACTAATACTGCTAAGAATATTATTATCACCAAAACTGGCAACACTATTGCCTTCTTTATTAATGATAACACCCCATTTACCAGTGCCAATGTTATAACTTAACCAACTACCTGCTGAATTGGTTAGTTCTTCAACATTTTTCAATACATTCTTTTCTGTATTAAGAACACCATTGATCTGATATCTATTTGGTAGTGTTTCTGTTACACTATCTTCAACATAATCTACGCTGGTTATGCTGTAGGTATTAAGTGCGGTAATACTATTACTATCAATATCTGCTACGGCAACATTTGCTCCGTATATATTATTAGATAGGTAATCATAAATTACATCACCAGGATTATTCATTGAACTGGTAATGTGGAATTTAAAATCTCCAAGTCCTTTGATATTTCTTTCTGCAGAATAATTTAATTCTATTACCGCAAAAATTAAGTTATTCATAGCAAAAGCACTATTCCAGTCTGGAACTATATCATAGGCATTTTCTGGTGTGCCTGAATAGCCAGTTGGGAATACTTGATCTGAACTGCTACTACTACCAGCATAAAAACGTATTGTAATTAAATCTTCAAACGAATTACTAACATTACCAGACCTATCAGTTGTGTAATCAACAGTAATACCATCTGCTTTAAAAGTTATTGTTTCGTCATCATATTGAACACTATTAAATGTATAACTAGTTGCGGCACTATTAGAAAATAGGTTTCCTGTTTGTTCACTCAAGGTGACAACAAAAGTCATTTTCTGATTATTGTTAGTCATCTTGGCTTCTGTAATGATACCACCCAGGTGGGCACTACCATACACTACCGCTACCTTTTCATTTGCTCCCGAATCTATTTGTAATCTAACACCAGCATCATAACCAGCACTACCAGCACCTTGCCCTATGTCATTATCTTTAAGAGCATTTTTGTTCATTCTATTCATCAGATAGCCTAAGGCCACTGTTCTTAGAAGAGTTCCTGTAGTCCCCCCACCAGTTAATATAGTTTTTGCTACACTTCCTACGCTACTGAGAAAACTCATTATTTGGCTCCAAAGTTAAAGTTGCTGTTTTCTAATGCTAATACATTATCAAAACTAACATCTGTTGGAAAGAATTGTTTCATATCTGTTGGATTAGTTCTTCTACCTGCGACTTTGTTGGTTAGTATCTGAACAATACTTGTGCAGACTACGGTTAAGGTTACTGTGCCAATATTATCACCCATGCTTAGGTCATCTGTGATATCAAAATTACTAACAATACCTTCAAACTTTTGTGCTGGGTTACCACTGATGGCTAATAACTGTCCATCAGTAGGATTAAAGAATGCTCTATAGATTATTAAACTACTACCCTTAAGCGGATGACTCTTATCAATAATATCGATCACATTAGTATCAGGAATACCAGATATGCTTATTGATACTTCCTGATTGCTGGCTCTTAATTCATTGGTAGTATCGGTGACTGCCATCAATTGACCTAGACCATCATAACTTTCAGCATTGATAGTATAGGCATAAGGCAAATCACTAAAACGCAGAATATCATAGTTAGGAATCTCTAACCTAACAAATAGATTTGTCTGTATCGCTGAATATGCGGATAGGTCTAGTGCCATTATGTTAAATCTTCATGAAAAGTAAATGCTCCATCCCAACTAACTTGGTCACGAGCAAAAATAGTCCAATTAGGAAAGTTTGTGCAGATAACTTTAAAGACACAATCGGGACCTACGGTTAAACTATAAGCACCTGTGCTTTCAATTACTGGTCTGTTCAATGTAACACTATTAGAGTTAAATGCTACATCACTAACTACCGTATAAACTTTTTCTCCACCTAATTGTATTAAATCACCTGCCTTAAATTTATAACCTGACGATGTAGTAGGGCTTGCAGTTAAGGTTAATGAAGTATTACCTTGTATAACATTACCTGCAAATCCTGTAGTGGATACACTATCACCTTGATAGTTCATAAACCATTCTGTGCCACTTGTGTTTAGACTGATATTACCGCTTGTATGTCTATCAGCATTTTCTAGTGCTTCAATAGAGCCTCTTAGAGTTTGCCAAGCAATACCATCTGCTATCTTAACATCAAATCGCCATACCTGGCCTCCACGACTGGTTGATCTAACAGTTTGATCTCTAGAAATAGTTTGACTGACTACGCCACGCTTGTTGATACTGATGCTTTCTGCGTAATCAATAATAGTCTGAAATGCTGTTGTTGTCATCTTAATTACCTTCTAGTTTGTGGCATACTCTTACCACCTTGCATCGCTACCGCGTGGATGAATGATGGATCTCTTGCAATCATCTGTTTGAATGACTGTGCATCTACGGCATTAATATTATAATTTACCACCTGACCTAATTGGTTATTTGGAACTACTCTGGACCCTCCAGCATTCATTAGCAATTCAGGTCCTCGTTCTCCAACTAATACTGGTGAATTATTTGGAATGATACCACCATTGGCAAATCCAAAGAAACTCTTGATGCCACTGAATATATTACCTCCTCCACCAATGCCTCCGCCTGGTGTAAAGATATTGCCTATGCCACCAAAGGTGCTGGCTATCAATTGTCTTATCTGACTACGCAATAGTTCTTCTACGATACTATTCATAAAACCTTTAAATTCAAATTTCCCTGTTTTAGCAAAATCTACAATAGCATCTTCCATAGTTTGTGTTGTCTTAACAAACGCTCTCTCAGCCATCTTTGCGGCATTGGTTGCATCATCAGCATAGTCATTGAATGCTCTCTTCCAACCAGTTGAGAAACGCCTGCTTTCTTCATATAATTCTTTTTGTTGTTTCTTTAATGCTTCACTATTTTTTTCTGCAATCCTATGAATTTTATTCAATTCTGTATCAGTTATATCTCTGCCAAGAGCGGCCTCCATAGCGTCAACTTGTGCATTGGCACTATCTCTCGCGGCCTCTTCAATATCACGATAAGCAAGTTCAAGTTGATTAAGTGTCAAACGTGCTTGTTTATCATACATATCCATTGACAATTGGCTTTGTCTTATTCTTTCTCTTTCGGCGTATTGTTCTATTTCATAGGCTGCTTTTCTTGCTTCACTTTCCTCAATGGCGCGACGAGTAAATTCCATTTCTCTGTCAGCCTTTTTTTGAAGTTTTATAATTGTTTCATCTATTGCTTGTGCTTTTTTCTGATCTATTTCAGTTTGTGTTAATTTTTCTTTTTCTTGTATTAACTTTGAAGTCTCAGTTACTAGATTTTTCATTATATCTGCTTCTGCACGACGCAATTCTTGATATTCTCTTGATGTTCCAAGTAACTTAGTTTCCAACTGTATACTCTGTCGTCTTTCCGCATTAGAAACTTCAAATGCCCCAACAAGATCTTTTTGCTCTAATAGAAAAACCCTAAAAGCATCATTTAAATCAGTGAGATCAGTTACAGCCTTGTCTATTTGTCCTGGCTGGAACAATTCTAAATCAATCTTAGAACCTTCTATATCTGACATCTGATCATTTAATGCTGATGCACTTTCTTCTGCATCTTCAAATGCCTTATCAATGGCTAAAACAGCGGCTGTGGCTCCAGCAATACCAGCAATAGCCTTAACTAAACCAACACCAGTTACACCTTGTAATATTGTTCCTGCGACAGCGGCACTGCGTATTGCTTTGGCTAATTTAACAAATGCAACACCCATATCTACAATTCTATTGGTGATTGCTACTGCTGTTAATACTCCTAATACCTGAATCAATACTTTGATATGTTCAATTACAAAATTAACAGCGATTAATAAACCTCTGCCAAGTTGATCAATTAATTTCTGATTAGAATTAATCCAACCCGCCAAACGATTAACTATTTCAGATAAGGCCTGACCAAATCCGCCTTGCGTTAATGTATCCGATGATTTCTTAATAGCATTTTGTAAATTAACAAAGGCTGTGCTCATTGAGTTAGCACGAGATTCAGTTGCGCCACCAAACATCTCATTGAGACCTTCAGCAAGAATACCTCGTATCCTTGAGGCACCCTCCATAGTCTGACCTAATTCAGATATTTCATTACGAGCAACACCTGCCTTTTCAGCAAGAATAGTGTAAACAGGAATACCGCGGTCTTGTAGTCTTTCTAAATCTTCAAGACCCAAACCACCTGACATTGTTCTTGTAAACAGGTCAGTGATAGCCTGTAGAGCACCTACACTATCAACAGAACTCTTACTGACATCAGAGAATAGTTTTAATTGTGCTACGGTAGGCTCAATACCAGCACTTTTTAATTTAATAACAGTTGTGGCTAAAGTATCTACATTTAAACCAAGTTGTTCTGCTAATTTTTGAGTATCTCTAAATGCCTTACTACCTGTCTCTACACTTTTATATAGAGTTCCAAATGTTCTACGTAGATCATCTAGTTTAGCACCAGTCTGTGTAACTTCTTTAAACGCAAATGCGCCAGCAATACTGGCACCCACAGTTTTAATAGTGTTGCCCAAACTATTAATAGCACTCTGAGCACCTTTGGTGTCTATGTCTACTCTATATTTTACGTCAGCCATCTCTTTACTTCCTTATAGTTTTTCTTAGATATCGTTCTATATCTTTAAAAGTTGGTTCCGTCATACCACGACGAGCCTGTTTACTATAACCTTCATCAAGTCTTTTAGCATAAGGATAGTTGGCTTCAATAACTGTTCTGTTGAGGCGTGTTTTGCTAACAGCATTACCTGATCTAAAAGGAGTATAGCCAACAAAAGAGTTAAAGGCAAATTCAGGTAATTCCTTGACACCGCGAGCCATCTTTCTAAGGCTGGGTGTCATTGTATTTCTTGTTACTTTAATTGCCACTTTGTTTGCTCCTTTCTACTATTGCCTTAAGTTCTTCTTGTGTGTATTTCTTCTTCATTGGAAGCACTTTACCTGACGCCTTAGCATCTGCTAGTTTGTCATGATAGGCTCTTATTTTTAAAGCCTCAGTTAAAATATACACATCAAGAGTATCACCCCTTGCCGCAATCTCGCTGGGTAGACAATGATATCTATTAGCCAGCGTGTCTATTAACAATATCTGATGAGCCAGTTCACTTTCTGGGTCAACATCAGAATTTGTTACTTTCCCAATCCTTCTACTACCTTTGTCATTACTCGTAATAGGATTTTACCTGGCAATACATTTTCACCTTCAATCAATTTATTACCCTGTTCATCCATAATCAAGTCTTTGACTACATCTATAATTGCACCTTGGTTATCTGCCTTAACACTACTCATCTTTAAGAATAAGTCCATAGGCTGTCTATCCCAGGTGTAAAATTCAAGCGGTTCCCCATACTCTTTGACTGTTTCTTCGTCATCTAGAGTCATAATTACTAACTGGGGTTTTTTACTAAGTTCTGATAATTTCATTTCTGATCTCCTTGTCTTTTAATCAATTCGTTTACAAGAACAATACCAAAGTTAAGTCTGTTCTGTATCTTTTCAACATCACCTTTAGCGCATCTTAATTCGTTAGTGGCTTTAGCCAACTCACCTAATAGACTGCTAATCAGTTCTGTTGAGGTCTTTTTATCTAAAACATCCATCTGCTAATCTCCACAAGTATTTATTGATAGAAAAACAGGGCTATTAAAGCCCTGTTTATTCTTTGATCCAAGTATTGTTAGATCGTTGTGTATTCACCTGAGATGGTGAATGTCACTGGTGTTGTCCAAACTGGTGAATCAGCACTAATAGTTGGAGCAAGACCTGTTACATAAGCATCAGCAACAAAAGTCTTTGTTCCAAGTGTTGTTCTGAGTTCAACTTTGGTCTTGTTATTGGATAAACCAATTAGACCTAATTTGTCAGCACTGCCTGCAAGCGCACTAGCATTACCAAAGAATGTTGCTTCTTCAACGACAACCGTTGTAGAAATACTATTGGTAGATGTTGTGGCAACCTGCAGTTTACTTGCTTCGTTTAGTTGACTCCAAGTAAAGACATCATTAGCGTTGTTAACGGTTAGGTCTTGAATACTTGGAACAACCAGATTTCCAACGATAGGACTAGGACTTAACACTCTCAACGAGACTGTTGGATAGTCTGTTCCTGGTTGGACTGCTACATATGAAGTAGGCATCTTTCAGTTCCTTTTAATTTAAGTATTTTTTAAAACTAAATTCAAACTCGGTTATCATCGCATCGCCTTGAAACTCAGTTGTGACTGAACATAACTTTTGTATAACGCCAGTTATGGTAGAACTCAACCTAAGTTCTTTAATGGTTTCAACTAGACTAGTGTAGTTTGAAGGTAGTTGTTTAGCATCGGTTACGAAGTATGCACGGACCGTAATTGTTTCATTCACCCAACCATCTCCTTTGAGGGTATCAAAGTCTGGTGATTGATCATATTGTGCGGCATCCACATATATCCTTTTGAAGTTTTTAAAATACAATGGATTACCATCCTGCTCATAGGGTAAGTCGGTAGCAACCTGGAACGTGCCCAGTGTTGCTGAACTTAATCCTTGTATTGCTGATAGTATAAGTGATCTCATTAGCGTATTCTCTTAAGGTTAACCTGCCATGGTTGTTTTTCTCCACTAGCGATAGCACCGCTATTGTCGAAATCATACCAATCGCCCGAGGCTGTCAATTCATCAAATAGAATGTTGAACTTCTGTTGGTAGAAGGATATTTTTTGCTTTTCAGCATTTTCTTCTGTGCCAAAGTCTGCGATACTGGGTAGTGTGTAGTTATAGAGACTATAATATACGCACAAATCAGTAAAATCACTTTGACGACCAACAATACGATCAACATTTAATGCGGGAATATCAGCCACGGTGTTCACGGTGGCAGTAGGATCCATCTTGAGATAGTAACTACGCCACCATGTTGTTGCCCTAAACAAACTTAGGATACGTGCGGTTGCTCTCACTAGGTGAGTTTCAACTACATCTTCCGTGAGGCCTTCGTTGGTGTCAAACAATCGCTGATCAGCATCAACAACATCCTGATACTCTGCGAATGATATTACGGTGGTTCCGTTGTTTAAGAAGGCCATGTTCTTACTCCTTTATTAACTTACAACGCTACTCTTAAAGCCTAACGCACAACCGTGACCTTCGTAGACTGTTCCTGTTG